AAGTAACAGCAAGTATGGGCGACAACGGTGCAAACACTAAGTCAACTTTAGCTGGTGCAAACGATATGGGCGGCGAAGCTGGAAACATAGCACAAGGTGCTGATGAAAAAGGCGGAAAAGCAGACTCTGCAAAAGATATGTCAACTGGTAACGTAAATGTACCAGGTGGTAAAGCATCTAAGTCAATGAAAGCACAACCAAAAGGCCACGGCGCAGAGAAAAAAGGCGCAGGCGAAACTGCTGACAATAAAAAATCAACAGTCGGCAAATAACATTAAGGACTAATAGATGAACAATCTTTTACGAGAGCATTTGACGTTCGACCAGGCGAATATGGTTGTTGAGTCTACCGATAACGCTAAGGGCGGCAAAGACCTTTATATGAAGGGAATTGTTATACAGGGCGGAGTGCGTAACGCAAACCAACGTGTATATCCTGTAAACGAAATTGGTAGGGCTGTCAAAACTCTCAATGATCAAATATCTGGAGGATATAGTGTTCTCGGTGAAGTTGATCATCCAGAAGGACTTAATGTAAACTTAGATCGTGTGTGCCATATGATCACAGATATGTGGATGGATGGACCAAACGGTTATGGGAAATTGAAAATACTACCAACACCGATGGGACAACTAGTTAAAACGATGCTTGAAGCAGGCGTTAAACTAGGTGTTTCGTCACGTGGTAGCGGTAACGTAAGCGAAGACGGTAGCGGCAACGTTAGCGACTTTGAAATTATAACGGTAGATGTAGTAGCACAACCAAGTGCTCCTGGAGCCTACCCAACGCCAATATACGAACATTTAATGAATGCACGTGGCGGAATGAAGGCATACGAATTAGCACAGGCAACAAAACACGACCCAAAGGCCCAAAAGTATCTTAAGGATTCACTAATCAATATGATTAGTAAACTCCAATAACGAGGAGACAATAATATGTTGGATGCACTAAAAACTCTTTTTGAAAACGATGTTGTTTCAGAAGAAGTGCGCAACGAAATTCAAGAAGCTTGGGAAACGAAACTCAAAGAGAATCGTCAACAAGCAACTGTTGAACTACGCGAAGAGTTTGCTCAAAAATACGAGCAAGACAAGTCAACGATGGTGGAAGCTATCGATACACTAGTGTCTGAGCGTTTAGCAGAAGAAATTGCTGAATTTGCAGAAGATCGCAAATCATTAGCAGAAGCCCGAGCAAAATATGCAGTAGCACAGCGTGAAAACGCTACACTACTAAAAGGATTTGTAATGGAAACATTAACTAAAGAAGTTAATGAACTACACGAAGATCAAGTTGCAATGGCAGAAAATTTCGGAAAACTTGAAGAATTTGTTGTTGAAGCACTTGCAAATGAAATTGCAGAATTCAACGAAGACAAGAAAGACTTAGCAGAAACCAAGGTTAAACTTGTGCGTGAAGCTAAGACACACTTCGCTAAGGTTAAAACTAACTTTATCGAAAGAAGTGCTAAAGCAGTATCAGAAACAGTTGACAAAGCTCTTAAGAGTGAAATTGGACAACTTAAAGAAGATATTGAAATTGCACGTACGAACGATTTTGGTCGCAAACTGTTTGAAGCTTTTGCTTCGGAGTACGCAGGAAGCTACCTAAATGAAAATTCAGAAACATCGAAGCTAATGAAAGTTATTGATACTAAAAATCAACAACTAGAAGAAGCTAAAGCGTTTGCAACAAAAGCTAAAACACTAGCAGAAGCTCAGTCAACTGAGAAGAAGCGTTTAGTTGAAGCTGCAACACGTAAAGACGTTATGAACGAACTTACTGGACCTCTAAGCAGGGATCAGAAAGAGATTATGATAGATTTACTGGAATCTGTACAAACGGCTAACTTACGTAAGTCATTTGATAAGTACCTACCGGCAGTAATTGACGGGAATACTCCAGCCAAAAAGGCATCGCTTAATGAAGGCAAAGAAATAACAGGCAACCGTGACGCTCAGTCACAAACTAACGTTAGTAGACAACCAGCAGACACTAAAGACAACTTAGTTGAATTTAGACGCCTAGCTGGATTAAATTAAGGAGATAATTATGTCAGAACTACTAGAAAGTCGCTGGCAGGAGACTAAAGGTGCCCTACTCGAAGGTCTAACAGGAAATAAGAAATCTGTTATGGCTAGTACTTTAGAAAATACACGTAAGTATTTGTCTGAGAGTGCTACTGCGGGTGCTACCTCTGCCGGTAATGTCGCAACTCTAAACAGAGTTATTTTACCAGTTATTCGTCGTGTGATGCCTACGGTTATTGCAAACGAATTAGTAGGCGTACAGCCTATGACTGGTCCTGTGGGACAAATCCACACACTACGTGTACGCTATGCGGACACATTTAACGCAGGTGCATCTGGTGCAACTGCTGGTGAAGAGGCTCTAAGCCCATTCAAAATTGCTGAGTCATATTCAGGTGCAACAACAGGCAAAGCTGCCGCAACTGCTGCACAAGAAGGCGAAGCTGGAAACAGATTAAGTATCCAGATTCTGAAGCAAACAGTTGAAGCGAAAACTCGTAAGTTGAGTGCTCGTTGGACTTTTGAATCAGCTCAAGATGCTCAATCACAACACGGTATTGATGTTGAAGCAGAGATTATGGCTGCATTGGCTCAAGAAATTACTGCTGAAATTGACCAAGAAGTAATTGCTTCGTTGAATGCATTAGCACCAACAAGTGACACTTTTAACCAAGCAGCAGTATCTGGTACAGCTACATTTGTAGGCGACGAACACGCAGCACTAGCTGTTATGATCAACCGCGCATCAAATGAAATTGCACAGCGTACACGTCGTGGCGCAGGTAACTGGGCAGTTGTGTCTCCACAGGCACTAACTATCCTACAATCTGCTACTACTTCGGCGTTTGCTAGAACTACAGAAGGTTCTTTTGAATCACCTACAAACACTAAGTTTGTTGGTACTCTTAACAACGCAATGAAGATCTATGTAAACACATACGCAGCAGATGACTCAGATGTACTAGTTGGATATAAAGGATCAAGCGAATCAGACGCAGCAGCGTTCTATTGCCCATATATCCCGCTAATGAGTTCAGGCGTTGTACTAGACCCAACATCATTCGAACCAGTCGTATCATTTATGACACGTTACGGATATGTTGAGCTAAACAACACTGCATCATCTCTTGGTAATGCTGGCGACTACTTGAATAAAGTATCAATCAGCAACATTAGCTTCAGCTAATAGTTACTTAGATAACGCACTAAAGGGCTCCTTAGGGGGCCCTTTTTTTATGACTTAAATACAGTATGAAGATTACAGGAACACATTTAGGCATTACAATAATGATATTGTATTTTACACTACAGCTCTGTCACAGTGCAGGCTTTTTCCTTTTGTGATAAATACTAATGTCAAATAGTGTGCCGCAAGGCGGACTTATGCTGTTACCCACAGCGTACTGGATAGAACCCAGATAGGACTACTTTTTATAGGAGAAAAAAAATGGGAAGACCACTTAATAAAAGATTTTTCGGAACACCAACAGCCGGTGGATCTGAAATTAAAGTACGTTTTCGTGCTACAGGCCAAGCTGAAGCAAACGGTTGGATTGTAAAGCAACTAGGATCTAAAAAGTTCCGTTGCTACGATGGTACTAACACAATGGATTGTACACTAGCTGATAAAGCACAAGGTACTTTAGCAGTAGGCGATATGACAATTACTGTAAAAGACGATGGCGGAACAGCTCGTCAAGTAGTTAAAATTGCAGGACGTATGGTAACACTTGACTCAGGCACAAAAATTGCTTGGAACTTTAGTAATGCTACCGATGATGCAGCAGTTGAGATGGAAGAAGCTGGAACAGCAGCTGACTTCACTGGCGCTGACGATTTCGAAGCTGACTAAGATTAGATTAGGGGGATTAAGTTCCCCCTATTTTTAAATAGGATTTAATGAATGTCAAAATTTCTAAATGTCGACGGAGATTATAAGTTATCAGTTACATCTGGCGGAGAAATTCGCTTAGATCCCGGTGCCACTGGTACTGTTAGAATTACAGGTAATCTTACAATTGACGGCGATCAAACTGTTATTAACAGTACGCAATTAAGTATTGATGATCCGTTTGTAGTAATAAACCAAGATAATAATAACGGCGGTCAAGTAACCGGCGATGTTGCTGGTATACAAATTGATCGTGGTGCTTCTGATGCGTTTTGGGTATTTGACGAAGGTATTACTACTGACGCACCAGGCGAAGGCGCATTTGTAGGTAGAATTGGTAATGCGCAAAACGGAAATATTGTAGGCATAAGAACTACAAGTATTAACACAGCTGGTGCTGATTTAAGACTTATAAATCAAGGCACTGGAGTAGTTGATGTTCAAGGAACATCTTCTTATGAAAAACAAATATTTACATATGTCGATGATCCATTAAACCCTGGAACTGACATAGTAGATTTTACAGCAGCTAATATTGTTAAAGTTGGATACGATGATGCACTTCTTAATGCAAGAGGTGTTGTTGATTATGTAGATGGATTCTTTGTTGGTAAATTCCAAAGCAAGATTCAAAACGATGATTCGTATGTTGCTGTACACGACACTGACGGCGGTAACGCAGTAAGTGCTATTGAATTTACAATTGATGGTAATCCAGCAGCGTTCTTCTTTAATGACAGAACAGAATTGCAACATATTAGAATAAAAGATACTAAAATTGAAACAACATCAAGTAACACCGATTTAATATTAAGTGCAGCTGGTACAGGAA